CTTCTCGGCCTGCGCCGGTGACATGATCGAAGTCTCGACAACGTCAGATTCTTTCAAACCGAGCGACAGCAGCGCCTGCTTGGCTTTGCTCTCATCGGTCCACTTACGCCGCGCTTGCTTTTGCACGATCTTGTATCCGGGCACATCCACGCCCTTCTCAAGCATCTGAAATGCCAGCGCACGCAAGTCTTTGATCCATCCCTCCAAGAGGTCGGCAGTATGCAGATGCTTTGACAGCGTGTCAACATCCATCTGCACGATCTGCTGCTTGATCGCACGGTCCACAGCGCCGGTCATCTGCGGGCAGATCGGCTTGGCCGCGCACCAGCGGCAGTGGTCGCCCTGCGCCAGCGGCGCGTCGTCCTTGAGCGCGGTCTTGACGGCCATCATCAGCTCGTGCTCGAACTGCTTGATGCGGCCAACTGTCGTCACCCAGCGCCTGATCGCTGGCGGCTGCACGATGACGCACTCGATCTCATCGACGCCATCGAACGCCCACTTCAGCTCATCGGTACGCATGGCCGCAGCAGCGTAGAACAGTAGCTGGGCGTTTTCTTCGGCTGGGACTGGTACGCCTGAACCGAACTTCCAATCAAGGACAATAGCTCTAGAGTCAATCCGACCCACAAGATCAGTGCTACCAAAGACGCCAGGCAACAAGCTGCCAAAACCAACCCGTGTCTCAACCTCGTACGCCATCCGACCGTAGGGATCGACCGCATCGAGGGCTGCCAAGGCAGGCGCAATCTTCTCATCGTAAAGCTCCTGAGTTAGAACGTGGTCTTTGTGCTTGTACTGACCAATCACCACTCCCTGGTCAGACAGAATACGACTGATGACGTCGTGCAGCATCGTGCCCTGCTCGGCGTACTTGCTAGACGGTTGTGGGGGCATCTTCTGCACCAGCTTCACTGAGCCAGGGCACATGATGACGCGCTTTGCGGTTGAACCGCCGACGATGTTTGAATGTTGCATGGCACTCATGATACACGAAAAAATTTTCTGCACAAAAGTTTTTTACACGCTATGATGGCGGCTCGATCAATCAACTGGAGTCCACTATGGAACACTACATCCGCACGAGCGACGGCGACGCCGTCATGTTAGACAACGAAGGAGGCGAAATCTGGCTGACCATCAGCCTGCTTCGCTCTCGCGCCAGCACCATCCTGACGCCCGAGCAGGCTAGGGAGCTGATTGCTGCACTGCAAAAGGTGATCGCATGAACATCGACTCCAACGTACCTATGCCTGCCAAGTTTCCGTTCGAGCAGATGCAGGTGGGGGACAGCTTCTTGATCCCCGCCGATGTCAAGCGTACCGCCGTCAATGTTGCGGCCATGCGCTATGGCAAGAAGCACGGGGTGAAGTTCACCGTACGAGGAACGACAGAAGGCTACCGCTGCTGGAGGATTGAATGAACAACCCGTTCGACTGGCGCAACTACACGCCGATCTTGAGCATGAAGGATTTAAACAAGGCTCACAAAAACAGCTTTCAGCAGAGCACGGTGGTCAACAACAGACGCGCCAAGGGCATTGAGCCATCGATCCCTTACAGCGATAAGGTCATGGACACCGAGCCTCGTAAGTTTGCCATCGACATGCCCAAGATGCCGAGGTACGACGCCAATAAAGCCCGCAAGGCGAGACTGAAGGAGAAGAACACATGACACTCATTGAAGCCGCAAAGCTGGCGCTGGAGGCGCTGACGTACATCTTTGCCGAGACAAGATCTGAGCAAGACGCCCGCAATGAAGCCATCACCGCCCTCCGCACCGAAATCGAAGCCGCTGAGAAGCAGGAGCCGGTGGCGTGGAAAGACACGACCTATGGAAATTTGCACCATCAAAACTTTGGCGGCTGCATTCCCCTCTACACCACCCCACCCGCAGCACAGCGGGAGCCGCTGACGGATGATGAGATCGACGAGCTTGTACGTAAGAACTTTGGGTTCATCACTGCATGGCAAGGCCCATTTGTCCGCGCCATCGAAGCCGCCCACGGCATTAAGGAAAAACATGACGCAAGATGACATCATCCGCATGGCGCGGGAGGCAGGCGCATGGTCACAGCAGTTTAAAAACCGTGACGTTGAGTATGTGCTGTCTGCCGAGTCGCTTGAACGCTTCGCCGCCCTTGTCGCCGCAGCCGAGCGCGAGGAATGCGCGAAGGTGTGCGATGAAGCAAAAGCAAATATTTGGGAATTTCACAACAGGAGGGTAGACCTTGCCGCCGACGAACTGCTCAGGCTGGAAGCAGTGAACGCGCAACTGCTGGAGGCGCTGGAGAAAATGTTTGCATCCATACCGCCATATCGGCACGACGGATCTACAACGATTCCAGAGGACGTGGTTGATTTTGCCAACGCGGCCATCGCTGCGGCAAAGGGGGGAAGCATGACTAAAGATGAAATTGAATGGCTGGAGAAAGGCATAGTTGAATGGCGAGAGCTTGCGCTGTCCAACCAGCAGCAAGCCCGCGCAGCACAGGCAACAGCCCGAATTGCCATCGCGCACCTACAAGCGGTGCTGAACAAACCCCGTACTCACGCCGAGCAACAATCGGCAGACACAAAGGCACGAGATTGGCTCATCAGTATTGGGAGTGACCCAGAATGATTGAAGTAAAGGGGACAAGCATGACCCGCGAAGCCATAATCCGCATGGCGCGGGAGGCTGCTGACGAAACCGGAACATTGATCCCGTCTTATTGGAACGATACATTGCTTGAACGCTTCGCCGCCATTGTCGCCGCAGCCGAGCGTGAGGCGTGTGCTGCCTTGGTGGACGAGAACGCAATGGGGTGTGAGAACCCCATCTACCGCAGCTTGCTGCAATCGAACGCCGCCGCCATCCGCGCAAGGGGGCAAGCATGAAGTGCCCTCAGTGCGGCGCTTGGACAGAACTGCTGGAGACACGCAAACGAGTAGCTGGCGTATACAGGCGCTATGAGTGCGCCAACACTCACAGGTTCAGCACAATGGACGACAACGTCGTAAGAATAGACTCACAAAAGATGCCCGTAGGAAGGCCAAAAAATGAACGCTCTTGAAAAGCAAGTCAACGGCGACCACTACAAAGATCTGCCGATCCAGCCGGTCGAGTACATCCACGCCAACGCCATTCCGTATCTGGAAGGCAACGTCATCAAGTACATCACGCGCTGGCGCAAAAAGAACGGCGTGGCCGACCTTGAGAAGGCCAAGCACTACATTGAGATTTTGATTCAACTGGAAAACAGATGCTCGACTACGCACACCCCACAATGATGGCTGAGATTCAACTCAAAGAACTCCACAAGGCCATGCTTGACCGCCGGCACGAGGACGCCCTAGAGGCCGGCCTGCAAGCCATCGTTGAAATCCGCTTGGCCTTGGCCGCGATCAAATGCGCGAATCAACAATAGAAAAGCACTTCGTCGCCAAGGTCAAAGCCCTTGGCGGCATGGCGTACAAGTTCACCAGCCCCGCGCACCGAGGCGTGGCCGACCGCGTCGTTTGCCTGCCCGATGGTCAGACGTGGTTCGTCGAACTCAAAGCGCCTGGTGGTCGGCTGTCGGAACTACAGAAGATCTTTCAGTCCGACATGGCGCGGATGCGTCAGAACTACGCCTGCCTGTGGTCTAAGGAGCACGTTGATGCTTTCATTGCGTCCGTATCAGAACCAAGCCGCTGACTTCCTCTACGAGCACGACCGCGCCATGATCCTAGCGCCGGTCGGTGCTGGCAAGACGGCGATCACGCTCACAGCGATCCGCGACATGATCCGCGACGGGCACGCTAGGCGCTTTCTCGTCGTCGCGCCGCTGCGAGTCGCCACCAGCGTCTGGCCGCAGGAGCAGCCTAAGTGGGCACCCGACCTGCAACTGCGCGTAGCCGTTGGCACACCTACGCAGCGCAAGACGGCGCTCGACTACTGGTGCGAGATTGTCGTGACCAACTACGATAACCTCCAGTGGCTGGCTGAGCAAGACCTAAGCACCTTCGACGGCGTGGTGTTTGATGAGCTGACGCGCCTGAAGAACCCATCGGGCGCTAGGTTCAAGGCGCTTGCCAAGGTGCTCAACTGCCCGATCCGCTGGGGCTTGACCGGCTCGTTCACCAGCAACGGTTTGGAGGACGTGTTCGGGCAGTGCAAGATCATCGATCAGAAGCTACTCGGCCGCAGCAAGGGCGCGTTCCAGCAGCAATACTTCTACCTCGTCAACCGCGAGTACGGCGACTGGCAGCCGCGCCCCGGCTCGCTGGAGTTGGTTATGCGCCGCATCAAGCCGGCGACGTTCGTGCTGGAGCCTGGCGAGTACAAGGACAAGCTGCCGCCGCTGCACACGGTCGAGGTGCGGATGGACTTGCCCGACCGCAAGCCGTACGAAGACATGCGAAAGGACTTCGTGACGCGCTGTCCTGACGCGACTGCGGTGGCCGTCAACGCTGCTGTGGTGACGCAAAAGCTCCAGCAGATGGCGGCGGGGTTCGTCTACACGCCAGCGCCGGTCTGGTTTAGCAGCCACAAGTTCGATCGGCTAGAAGAGTTGCTGGCCGAGAACCAGCAGGCCAACACGATTGTCTTTTACAACTTCGTCGAAGAGTATGAAGAACTCAAGCGTCGATTCCCTCACGTTCGAACGGTTGACAGCCTTGATGACTGGAACGCCGGACGAGTACGCCTTTTATGCCTGCACCCGAAGTCAGCAGGACATGGGCTTAACCTCCAGCACGGCGGGCACCACATCGTCTGGCTCAGCCTGCCGTGGAGCCTTGAACTGTTCGAGCAGGCCAACGGACGGCTGCACCGCAGCGGCCAGACCAAAGACGTCTGGTGCTACGTGATGCTGGCGAACAAGACCGTGGACGAGAAGATATGGACTGCGCTGCACGACAAGCGCAGCGTCAGTGACATCGCAATGGAGAGTTTGAAATGACCGAAATCAAGGAGCGTATCCGCTCCACCAAGGTGCAGCTTCGTATCGCCCACCGGCAGTACAACCAGGCTGCGCGCCTTTTAGCGCGGCTCACAAAGTCGCTTGAACAACTGGAGAGAAAAGATGCAATGGCGCGAACTAAACGCGAAGCTAAATCTGCTCACTGAAGAGCAGATCCTTCAACTGCTCAACGACGAGCGCAGCGGAGCCAAGCGCATATCGGTGCTACAGCGCCTGCACCAGCGTTATGCAATGCTGCGAACCGCACGAGAGCGAATAGAACTGATGAAAGAGGCTGTTAAATGAAATCCCGTATCCTAGACCCGAACTTCAAGTACATCAACGCTGCGGCCACCAATGTCCAAGACACATGGAGGCGGTTTGGCTGGACGCCAAAGGCTAAGACAGAAGAAGCGCCTTCTCTGCCTCGCGTCGTTTTACCAGCCCAGGAAGAACTCTCCCGCCACCCTTCGTCCAATCCATAAGCGCCTCCGCCGCGCCTTCCCAATCGCCTCGGTTGGCGCGGATGCGGATCTGACTGCGCTGAAGATTTCCTAAGCCGGCGTTAAAGGAAAAAGAGACCAAAGCGTCAAAAGCGCCTTGCTTGCCAACACAGCCGGGAACAAGTCGAAGAACACCGCGTTCAAAAGATGCGACGTCAACTGCGAATAGGTCATCGATCTCTTGCTTGCTCCAGACACGATTGTCCTCCGGCTTTAGCGGCATGTCTTTTCTGTTGGCCATTGGCATCCGAATCTGCTCTTGGTACAGCACATGGCCGTACCCGATCGTCCAGATGTGCGCTGGGCACAGGTACGGCCTGTTTCTACAGCCTTCGTACCTGTGCATCAGATCAGCGCCGGCCTTGCTCAGTTTCACTTCTTGAACCCGCGAGAGCCGAACCAGAAACCGATGATACCGCCGAGCATTGACATCTCATCGCTGCTGAAGATCAAGTCGGAATACTTGATGATGTCGTCGATGCTTGTGATCAGGTTCGGGTGGCTCCACAGATAGAAAGCCAAGAAGCCGTTGATTGCGATCAGCTCTAGCACAAACAAGTACGTTATCGTCGGGCGCACGGTGCCGATGTAGTTGGCGACCCACTGGCTGGCCTTGTCCAGAACCTTCTTGTCGTGGTCGAGCGCGGCTTGCGTCATCGCCGCCTCGGTCTGCATAGCGATCTGATCGCTGCGGATCTCTTCGACCTTCGCTTGGGCAGCGAAGCCTTGTGCGGCCAGCGCCAGCTCGCGCTCGGACTGCGCCCGCACCAGGGCAAGCTCGTGCTTGTGGTCTTGTTTGGTCTGGAAGTAGTCCAGCAGTTTTGGCAAGCCGCCGAGCAGAATGCCACCAAGTGTTGAGAATAGGGACAGCACGAGTTACTCCTGTGTTTGCTGAACTGCGCCGCGCTGAACGCCGGACATGATGTCGTTGGCGGCGTCTTTGACCCAATCGATACCGTACTTGCGCCCGACTTCAATAGCCTGGTTGATCTTCTGCGTATCTACGCCCTGAACGCGAGGTTGCACTGCCTGAAAAACTTTGATGGCGTCGGTTGGGTTGAGCAGCAGATCTTTCAAACGCGCTTCAGTAGCGTCTGACGCCTTCTTGGCCCAGAACTTACTGAACAACGACGTGATGGCGTAGGTAGCGCCAGACACAGGGTTGTAGATGCGCGACAAGATCTGCTCAGGCGGGACTCCCGTCAACTGCTCAATCGGCGTCTTAGGTACGGTTTCGCCACGAAACGCCACTTGAGTGATGTCGCGTGTCAATCGATCAGCGGCAGTGGCAAAGTCCTGCACCTTCTGCGCGTAGGTCGGTCCGAACACGCGGTTGAACACGGCGGCCTTGTTGCGGTCGGCCAGCGTGGCAATCGGATCGCCAGAGCGCACGATGTCGTCCAGCATGAATGCCCGTGCAGCATTAACCGAATCCTTATCCGCGCCGTACAACGACATGAACTTGTTGGTGAACTTGATGTCGTTGTACATCTTGCCGACCAATTCCTGCGCGCTCCTGACGCCTTCTTTGCTCAGAATCTGCTCTCCAGCCACGCGCTGGAAGTCGGCATTAAGCCGCGTGCGGGCATCGAGAAGCTGCTGCACGTTGGTGGTGGCCGAATCCAGTTCTTCGCGCAGGCCAGGCACCAGAGAGACGCCGCCTTCGTTCTTCTTAAGCCACTTGGCCGCAGCCTTGGGATCGAGCACGTCGTTCTTAAGCGCCGCCGTAGTGAAGGCGTCGAGGAAGGCCGAGCGAACCAGATTGACGCCTTGATCGCCAGTTGCGTTGATAAACTCGCTGACGTTGGACTTGTTGCCAATGATCGCTGGCGCGATCTGCTCGACGAACTTCTTGCGGTCAACCGCGCCGAGCGTAGCAGAGTCGAATGGCAATCCGACCTTCTGGAGATACGCCTTGTCAGCGTTGCGGTACGCGGTGACGAACTCAGGGTCGAGGCTGTCGATATGCCCGCCAACCCGCGTCTTCAACTCGGACAGCAAGCGCAGATCAGCAGCGTCGCTTGTCTTGGCCATCTGTCGATTGATCTCGCGCTTGAGCGAGTCAAGGTCTTCGATTGTGGCCGACCTAAACTCAATGCCGCCAGGGCGCATAGGCGCGCCTTCAGCGGTCAAGATTGGGCTAGGTTCAGTAGTGACCGGGCGAAATCTTTGCGTAACCCGACTGTAGATAGAAGGGAAAGTTTTGAACACATCCGATGCGCGTTCGCCAGCCACAAAGTTGTAGATGTCGTCAACCGACGCTGCCGGCAATTCAAGTTTCTTAGTCTTGGCAATGTCAAAAGCCTCTGTGTACAGCGGCTTGACCTCGGCCATCGCGGCCTTTTCTTTCTGCTGAACCAAACTAGACACGCGCTGACCAAACACGTTTGGATCAACCGACTGCCCGCGATAGGCGTCGGCGATCTGTTCATCAAGTGACTTGATACGCCGCGTTTGCACTTTGGTCAGATTAGGGCCGGCAGCACTTACTACGGCTTTGCTCGGGTCGCCGAACAGCCGAATCTGGTTCTGCATCAACGCCTGCTTGGCCGCTTCGTACTGAGCGCCGTACTGAGCGCGGAACACCGGGTCACGCGACGACAGATTCTGGACGAACGAGTCGATCACCGGGTTGTTGGCCAGCAGCGCCGACATCGGCATCTTGACCTGAGCGCCGCCCGGTGCCTTGAGCGATACGCTCTCTTGCGCCTTGGCGGCGTCGGTGATCGTCTTCATGAACGCCGGGTCAGCCGCGCCTGCCGCGATGAAGATGTTGCTGATGCGGTTGTCCACATCCTTGAGCAGTTCGTCTTCAGGTACGGTGCCGCGCACCTTGTCCCACTGGCTCTTTGCCAAGTCAAAGCCCTTGCCGACGAGCGCACCTTGACGCCCGATCTGGCCGGCAGCGAAAGCAGTGCCAGCGCCACCAAGCAAACCGCCGACGACACGGCCAGCCGTAGGTGCTCCGGCCTTCTCGCCAGCGTATTCTCCAACGATTCCGCCGGCTTCAGCGCCAGTGCCAACGGCAGCTTGTTCGGCTGGGCGAGCAACTGCTTGGCCAAACATACCCATGCGGCGAACGGCAGCTAACGGAGGGAACAGATACGACTCAGGCGACGCGGCGGCCTCAACACCCGCCGACAACAGTTTCTGACTGGTCGTCTGAGGCCTGACGCCAGTCGTACCGAGAGCGCCCATAATCGCTTGCTGTACGGGGCGCTGAGCTTGCGTAAACGCTTGCGTGGGAGCTTGTCCAGACGGCTGGGCACTTGGCATGAACAACTCGGGCAAACCTCGCCCTGCGGCGCTTTGCCCAACCAATGCGCCTGCGCCGGCTAGGAAGCTAGGCAGCCCAGCGATACCTTTACGAGCAGCTTCTTTGAGCACTTCTAGCGTAGACGGCGCAGCCGGCGGCGCGTTGTTTGCTGCCAGCATTTCAAGCGTGGCATCTGACAGAGATGCCAGATTCCCAGATGAGATCGCCTGAAGTTCAGCGTCAGAAAGTTTGCTCAGGTCAACGGCCATTATCGTGCTCCTCTGCGTCGCGCCAACTCAGCGGCGGCCGCTGCTGCCAGATCGCCGCCTGTAACAGCGGGCGTAGGGACGACGTCGCCCTGCAACTGCGGGAACATCAACGCTTCTCTGACGGCGTCCATGTTATAGCCGGGCGAGCGCGCAGCGATTTTGATCTGCTGTTCAACCTCTTTCTGCCCCTGTTTACGCGCAACGGAGCGAATTGCCTCCAGCGTACTACGAATCTTCTTCTGCGTATCCGCCGTCGGCGTGCTTGAAAACAGCGTAGACAGCGTGTCCGCAGCGCCGCCCAGCAGCGAGGGGTCAGCGCCTGCCGCCTTCAGCTCTTTCTGGCTCAAATCGCCTGCGCCAGCAATCGCTCGCGCAAACTGCACCTGAGCAGCACGGTAAGCCGCAAAGTTACCAGTGGCCAGAGAGTCATTGATAGCCGTAAGAGCCTGGTCAGTAGCTGTTATCGTTTTGATTTGCGGGTCAATCGTACGCTGGACAGCAGCGCGGAAAGCCGGGATGTCAGCCAAGGCCTTGTCGCCAGGCATGACGTTCTTGACTTCAACTCGCGGAGCAGTGCGCTCTTGCACTAGCTCCACGCGCTTATTAACCGCCGCTCGCTGCTCAGGCGTCAGACTAGCAAACGGCGCGTTGTAGACCTCAAGCGCGACGGCTTCACGGTCGCTACCAACTGAAGGTAGTTTGGCCTCTTTCGGCGCGGTAAGGCGCTGGTACTCGGCATTGAACGCCGCATTGTATTCAGGAGAGTCAACCGGGCCTGCCAACGAAGCGATGGCGCGTGCATTGGTCAGTTCGCTAGTCGTAGGCACGGCTTGCGTGCGCTCTCGCCCAGCCTGCGCCAGCGAAGCCTGGCCAGCCGCCGTGCGTTGGAACCGCTGCGC